TAATATATAAGGAGAAACATTATGGCACATTTTGCAAAACTAGGAGCTAACGGAAAAGTTATCCAAGTGTTAACTATGGATAATGATAAGATGTTAAACGCTGATGGTGTTGAGGACGAAGGAGTAGGTCAACAGTGGTTAGAAAGACACAACAACTGGCCTGCACAAATGTGGATTCAAACATCTTACAATACATCAGGTAACAAACATTCATCTGGTGATGATTCAAAAGCATTTAGAGGAAACTATGCGGGTATAGGTTATGAATGGGACGAAGATAATCAAATTTTTTGGCCTAAAAAACCATATGCATCTTGGGTAAAAAATACTACAACTGCAAATTGGCAATCACCAGTAGGTGATGAGCCTGCATTAACTGCAGAACAAGAGTCACAAAATTCATCTGGCACAAATTCTTGGCATTATGTTTGGAATGAAGAAGGCCAGTCTTGGGACTTGACAGACCGAATAGCATAAATTACAAAGGTATGTGGTATGCAAAAGAAAGTATTATCTGAACAATCATTATATTTTGGTGATGTGGCAATGCCTAAAGATTGGGACATTGATCGAAATAAATTACAAAAAGACATTTTAAAATCACAAGTTACAAACTCACCTTTTCCATTTTCAAGAACTTGGGATATGTTAAATACTTATATCCGAGATCATATATTTTTAGAGTATGGATTTTCTTTAATTAATAAAGAAACGTGGGGCAATATGTATAAGCCCCAAGAAACAACAATTCCTTTATTAAATATAGATCCTGTAGATTTGCGGAACTCTCCTGATTACACATTTCTTTATGGAGTTAATATTAAAAAATGTTTTGTGCGGATATATTATGAAGATAACAGACGTAAAGGTAGAAGTTGGGACATGCCACTTACAAATAATAAATTTATAATGTTCCCATCTACTTGTATGTATTATCTAACCAATAATCAAAAGGATAGTTTAAATTTTGTACAAACAATAACTTATGAATATATCTAATTACTACTGGTATTTTAGTGGTGTACTTACACCTAAATTCTGTGATGATGTAATAAAGTATGCGTTGCAGCAGAAAGAGGTTATGGCTAGAACAGGTGGATATGGTGATAGAAAATTAAATAAAGAAGAAGTATTAAACATGCAAAAGAAAAGAAAATCAGATTTAGTATGGCTTAATGATACTTGGATATATAAAGAATTACATCCATATGTGCGTAAAGCAAATGAAATGGCTGGTTGGAATTTTGATTGGGACAGAAGTGAGTCTTGTCAGTTTACAAAATATAAACTAAATCAATATTATGATTGGCACTGTGATGGTTGGGATAAACCTTATGATAAACCAAATACACCAGATCACGGCAAAATTAGAAAATTATCTATGACTTGTCAGCTAACAGATGGTTCAGAATATAAAGGTGGTGAATTAGAATTTGATTTTAGAAACTATGACCCACATATGCGAGATGAATCGAAACATAGAATACAATGTAAAGAGATATTACCAAAAGGATCTATCATTGTATTTCCTAGTTTTGTGTGGCATAGAGTTAAACCAGTAACATCAGGCACAAGATACAGTCTTGTAGTATGGCATTTAGGGAGGCCTTTTAAATAATGTATATAAATAGTTATTTTCCAACTGTGATTTGGAGTGAAGAAAAGCCAGAGTTTATTAAATCGTTAAACAAAGCTAGTAATAAATATATTGCAGATGCTCGTAAAAGAGAAAAAGAATATATAAAAAAATATGGTGACTTTGGCAGATCATATCATTCGACACCACTTACAATGGACAATAATTTTTTAGATTTTAGAAATTATATTGGTCAAAAGTCCTGGGAATATTTAGACCATCAGGGTTATGATATGTCACAATACTCAACCCTGTTTAGTGAATTATGGGTACAAGAGTTTGCTAAAAAAGGTGGTGGACATCACTCAGCACATATACATTGGAATCAACACGTGTCAGGTTTTTATTTTTTAAAATGCAGTGATAAAACATCTTTTCCAATATTTCATGAACCAAAGACCGGTGCAAGATGTACAAAATTAAAAATGAAACCAGACTTAAAAGGTGTATGGGCTGGTCATGAACAATTTCATCTTAAACCAAAACCGGGCACATTAATTATATTTCCAGGATATTTAGAGCATGAGTATGCAGTCGATCATGGTAAAGAGCCATTTAGATTTATACATTGGAACATACAGGCTGTACCAAAAGAAATGGCTAAAGATGTTTAAAAAAAATAAATACACAGTAATTAGAAAAGCTATATCAAAAGACTTAGCAGCTTTTGTTGCAAATTATTTTATGATGCAAAAACAAGTTTATGATACTTGTAAAGCATCAAGATACTTTTCACCTTTTGAAACTATACTTGGATACTACGAAGGTAAAGATGAACAGATTCCAAATACTTATTCTCAATACGCTAATATGGCTATGGAAACTTTATTACTTAAATGTCAGCCAGATATGGAGAAAGCTACGGGATTAAAACTATATCCAGCTTATACATATGCGAGAATATATAAAAAAGGTGATGAACTTAAAAGACACAAAGATAGATTTAGTTGTGAGATATCAACTACCATGAATCTTGCTGGTGATGATTGGCCAATATATCTAGAGCCATCTGGAGAAGTTGGCAAGAAAGGTATCAAAATAAATTTAAAACCAGGAGATATGCTAGTTTATTCTGGTTGTGAGCTAGAACATTGGAGAGAAAAATTTAAAGGCAAAGAATGCGTGCAAGTTTTTTTGCATTATAACAATCGTAAGACACCGGGAGCTAAAGATAACATGTTTGACAAACGTCCACATTTAGGTCTTCCTTCCTGGTTCAAACGATGATATAATCCTTAGATGGAGGCAGGGCACCACCACATACCCCCTGTCTCCTTTTAAGGAATTTTTATGAGTTTAGGATTTGACGCAATATCAACATTACCATTTGCAACCTCTACGACTGAGGGTAATGTTGCAGTAGTTGTAACAGGTAATCAGGTTTCAATTAGTATTGGTAGCGCAGGTGTTATCGCAGACGCTGTAACTGAAAATTTAACAGCAAATCCATTAACTTTAGGACTTGGAACTTTAAGTATTAGAACAGATGTAGATCACACTGTTACAGGATCTCAAGTAACTTTAAATACAGGCAACGTAGAAGTTAACATAGACATAGATGTTTTACCTTCAGGTGTTGACTTGACCTTGGCTACAGGTAATGTTACAATAACTGCTGACGCAAATGTAAGTCCTACAGGTTCAGGTCTAACACTAGACACAGTGGAACCAGGGGTTATTACATGGACAAATATAGTACCAGGAGCAACAATGGTTTGGACACCAATAAAACCTTATTAATATGGCATCAACATTTTCATCAGATTTATCATTAGAACTCGTAGCAACAGGTGAAAAAGCTGGTCTATGGGGAACAATTACAAATACTAATTTACAATTATTACAAACAGCAACATCAGGTTATGTAGAAGTAACTTTAAGTTCTGGTAATGTTAACTTAAGTTTAGCTGATGGAGATGCAACTGCAAATGGTAAAAATCTTTACATCAAAGTTACAGGAACTTTATCCGGCAATGCAAGTTTAACAATGCCTGCAACCACATCTGGTGGTAATGCTAACAGAATATTTTTTGTAGAAGATGGAACTACTAGAGGTGGAGCTGGTGATAGTTACACAGTAACTTTATTAACAACAGGTCAAAGCGCATCTACACAAGTGCCTCTTCCAGAAGGTGCAAAAGTTTTAGTTTATTCTAGAGGTAGTGTTCCAGCTACAACTTTAGCCATGATGGAAAAAGGATTTACAGAAGTAACTGCAGCTAGCAAAACAGCATACACAGCAGTCGCTGGAGATCAAATAGGTGTTGATACTGTTGCTAATATTGTAACAATTACATTACCAGCCTCACCTGCACAGGGTGATGAAGTAACTATAATGGATGTGTCCGCATCTAATGGTTTTGGAACTAACAAGTGTGTGGTTGCGAGAAACGGATCAAACATTCAAGGTGGTACATCTGATTTAGATTTAACCTCAAACAATCAATGTGTAACACTAATATTTACAACTGCCACAAAAGGCTGGCAAATAAAAACTAATAGCACATCATAGGAGTAAAGCATGCTTACTAAAATTAAGTTTGCTCCTGGCATTGACAAACAAGACACTGCTGTTGGAGCAGAGGGTCGTTGGATTGATTCTGATAACGTAAGATTTAGATATGGCCTTCCGGAAAAAGTAGGTGGTTGGCAATCATTACTTAATGATTCTATTGTTGGTGTTGCTAGAAAACAACATGCTTTTGTAGATACTGAAGGTAATAGATATGTTGCACTTGGTACAGATAAATTTTTATTATTATATTTTGAAGGTCAACTTTTTGACATCACTCCTTTTAGATGTAACAATGCAGGAGTTGTAGATTCTTTTACAAGTTCAACACTAGCAACAAATAGTGCATCAGTTAAAACTTGTACAATTACAACAAGCACTGATCATGATTTATCTGTAGGAGACATTATAGAATTATCATCTGTTACTTTACCAAGTGGTACAGGATTAAATGCAAGTGATTTTGAAGATAAATTATTTCAAGTATTAACTGTTCCAACTCCTACAACATTTACAATTAATTCTTTAAATCAAGCATCTGCAGTTGTATCGACGGGTGGTAGTATGACTGTTAAAGTTTATCAACCTGTGGGTCCTGCAGCACAAACTTATGGGTATGGTTTTGGTATTGGAAACTATGGAGGTACAATTACTGGTGCTTTAACAACAACTCTTAATGGAGCGTTGCTCGCGGATACAGCTGGTACAGGTGGATCAGGGACAGCAATAACTTTAACGTCAACAACTGGTTTTCCAACAACAGGTACAATAGCTGTTGGTAATGAATTAATTACATACACAGGTATAGCTGGGTCTGATATTACAGGTATTACTAGAGGAGCATTAGGCACAGCAACATTTGGTACATCTAACGGACAAGCTCACAGTGGTGGTGCAACTGTCACAAACGCTACAAACTTTTCTGGATTTGGTAGTGCAGTAGAAGCGTCATCAGTAACACTAGAACCAGGACTATGGTCACTAAGTAATTTTGGTGAAGTATTAGTTGCAACCATTGCAAACGGTAAAACTTTTACTTGGAATGCAGGAATTACTGCTAGGCTTACAACAAGAGCTTCCATGTTAACATCTGGTTTTGAAACAAGAATAGATGCTGCAACAGATACTGGTAACCCTACAGCTACTAGAGTTACATTAATATCACCAACAACAAGACACTTAATTCATCTTGGAACAGAAGTAACTATAGGAAGTCCTGATACACAAGATGATATGTTTATAAGATTCTCCGAAGATGAAAATATAAATAAATATACACCACAAGCAACCAACACTGCGGGCACACAAAGATTACAAGATGGTACAAAAATTATGGGTGGTTTGGTTGCAAAAGAAAATATTCTAATTTGGACTGACAATGCATTGTACACTATGAAATTTGTTGGAGCTCCCTTTACGTTTGGTTTTGAACAAGTTGGTACAAATTGTGGATTAATTGGTAAGAATGCAGCTATAGAAATTGATGGTGTTGCATACTGGATGGGTAACAATGGATTCTTTTCTTTTGATGGTACAGTTAACACTTTACCATGTAGTGTTGAAGATTTTGTTTACGATGATTGTAATACTACAAAAGGTCAACAAATAAATGCTGGTATTAATAATCTATTTACAGAAGTAATTTGGTGGTATCCAACTCAAAATGCAGATTTTAATGATAGATATGTTGTCTATAATTATGGCCAAGATAATGCAAGATTACCCATGGGTAATTGGTATACAGGCACAAATACTAATTCAATTAGAACAAGTTGGATTGACTCACTAGTATACCCTAAACCATATGCTACGGCCTATAATAGTTCTAACACAGGCACATTTCCACAAATTATTGGTGAAACAGGTTTAGGTCAAACCGTATTTTTTGAACATGAGATAGGAACAGATCAAGTTAATCCTGATGGTAGTGTTACTACTTTAACATCTTTTATTAAATCATTTAGCTTTTCTTTACAAAAAGATCAAGCAGAAGTATTTTTAGCTATGAGAAGATTTCTACCAAACTTTAAAGTATTAACTGGTAATAATCAAATTACATTGGCTATAAAAGATTTTCCATCTGATGATGACGCACAAACTTCATTAAGTCCTTTTACAATTACATCTAGCACAACTAAAGTTGATACTCGTGCAAGGGGACGATATGCCAATATAAAAATAGAAAATACTGGTGTAGGTGAATCATGGCGATTTGGTACATTTCAAGTAGATTTACAACCTGATGGAAGGAGAGGATAATGACAAAAGTAGTAGTAAGATTACCAGAACCTAAAAAAGAATATAGTGAAGATAATCAAAGACAAATTAATAGAGCTTTGACCACAATTATAGAACAATTAAACTCAACATATTTAACACAACAAAAAGAGGACCAAG